ATAACCAGTAATCCAGTCACGCTGTTTAACTTTCGAAGAAGTTTTAAAATCTATAACTGCAAGTTTACCATCATATTCTGCAATACAATCAACTGTTCCTGCAACTTCTAAATGGTCAGAATAAAGTGGATCTTCTAATGCATGTATGTTATTTATTTTATCGAGATACGGAACTAACCCTTTATATATTTCTTGATCGAATATATCTGGTTCAGTAGACTCTCCACGCAAATAGGATTCGCAGAGGGTATGTATTCTTGTTCCTCGAGTGGCTGCTCTGTTGGAGATTTTGTTTGCTGCTTCTTCTCCGACTTTCTTTCTCCACTCCATGATTGATTGTTTTGAGTGCAGTCCCGTAACTGTGGTGACGGAGGGATAGGCTCGACCCGATGGTGTTTTATATACTCTCGTACCATCGGGTTTTGTATCACGTTCAAGTTTGGGAAATTCATGATGTATAAATGTTTTCATTTCCAATATTTCGTATAATCTATTTCATTCCAATAATTTTCATTATTTCTATTAAAAAAGTTTTTAATTAGATACCAAGCCATGCCAAAGTACTATCCTGTCCAAAATAATGGTTGACTAATTTGAATTTCTTTACATCATACTTTTTTGATAAAAAGAAATCTTCGCTAGTGCCATATTTAGCAGGGAATCCACCATACTCTTCAAATTTATCTCTTCGTGTTAACATATAAGCACCAACCGCAAATGGTACCCAATGTTTCATCATATCATTGATAGCATTAAATATCATAAACCCAATTTGTGCTCTAATGTCACCATCGTAACATTTTGCATATAATCCAATCATGTCAAGATTATTATACTCTAATTCTTTAATAGTGTCAAATATAACTGTATCTTTAAAAAATCTTACATCACTATCAATGAATAGAATATATGGTGTAGTTGCAAGTTTCGCCCCATTATTTTTTGCAATAGAAACTGGTCCGCCATCGATAATCTCAACATTCAAATTACCTTTATTATTAGCAATAACTTCTCTTGTATTATCCGTAGAAGCATCTGCAATAATAATGCGAGTATTACCAATGTTTTGTTTCTTTAGATGGTCAAGTAAGTGAGAAATATAATTTTCTTCATTCTTACATGGAACAACTATTGTTATCTTTTCTTCTAACTTAATTTTTGACATTTACCTTCAATCTTAAATTGTTCAAACTTTAACCAATAAGTCATTGTTTGTAGAGTTTGCTCACACTGTTGTTGAGTTTGAAATTGTAAATTTATTCTTCCTGGAATGTCATTCGGGTTGTTTATGTGCACTGCTATCAACATCATTAACCACATTGTCATTCTCCTTGGTCCAAGTTACTATTTCCCAGCGACCATCATAATGCTCAACGAGTGCAGTACAAGATTCAACCCAATCACCATCGTTCATATAAACGACGCCATCAATTTCTTTTATTTCTGCGTGGTGGATATGCCCACATATAACACCATCAAAGCCACGTTTCTTGCAATACCCAGCAAGATTCTTTTCAAACTGAAACATAAAGTCAGATGCTTTCTTAACTTTATGTTTTAGATATTTACTCAGACTCCAATAAACAA